GTGTGGCTCGTTACGAGTGGCGGGCAGTACTGGGGCGGCGCTACCGTTTGGGTATCGGACGACAATGAGAAGTACGTTGCCGCAGGGAAGATCACAAGCGGATGCACCTATGGGCGGCTTGACGTCCGGTCCCACGTACCTTCTACCGGCGATGGGGTGTGCGTTGTTAATCTCATCTCAGGGAGACTTTACCCGGGCACCGTGCAGGACGCCGAACGCGGCAACACGCTCGGCTGGATCAACGGCGAGTGCATTGCGCACGCGGGGGCGGAGCTTGTCGGAAAGGATCTGTACAGTCTGACGGGACTGCACCGCGGCATGTACGGCACGCCGGAGACATCACACAGCCCGACCGAGTACTACGTACGCCTTGACGACAGCGTGTTCAAACACACGATTAACGCGCGCGATGTTGGCAAGAAGATTTATGTCAAACTCACGTCCTATAACATCTTCGGTTTGCAGGAGCAAGCGCTCGACGAGGTAACGGCACATGAGTATACGATCTCCTCGGCGTATGTGCCGGCAGTGTCTCAACTCGCCGCTGTGACACGATATCGGCAGCTTGCCGACGCGCGGACGGGGTACGACGTCATCATCTCGTGGACGCCGCCCGAGATCTCGAGTTACGCGGGCGCGGACGTGTACGCGCGCGTCAAGCCTGCGGGAGAGACGGCGTTCAGTGCGTGGGATTTCGTGATGCGGGGAGACCGACAGGCGACGATCAACCAGGCGCGCATCGGCGACGAGTGGCAGATTAAGGTCGTCGCAGTCGACGCGTACAACAACCGCGCGGCGATAGCAACGGAGACGACGGTGCACGTTGTCGGGAAGAACGTCGTTCCGAATACGCCGCAGAATTTCAGCATCTCCTTCGGTAACGAGGCCGTCGCACGATGGGATGATGATTTTACCTCAGATGTCGCATTCTACGAGTTGCGCTTCGACGAGCTCGCGGGCACAGCCAATAGTAACCTGTTGCTCAAAACGACAAGCACGTCGGCGACCATACTGCTGACGGAGCGCACGGGAACCGTATATCTCTTTGCGTGCAACGCGATCGGGAAGTACAGCGCGGCTGCTGCGTGTGAGTATAACGTCCCCGCGCCGGCAGCACCGACGATCAAGATCACAAATACGCTGCAGGGCTTTAGCGTCTCCATCCAAAATAGGCCGGAGCATATAAGCGGTACGCGTGTGCATATCTCGGGCGGCGGCGTCAACGAGACCATCGAAACAACGGGGACTTTTGTGTCTTATGCCGGTGCACCGGGTATCTATACCGTACAGGCGGCGTGTTTTGACTCCTTCGGGGATGGCGAATTGTCACCGGCGCAGGAAGTGATCGTCAAGGCAAAAATCGACAAAAACGATATAGAGAATCTATCGATCGCGGAGAAAGATCTTGACGCGGCACTCGCCGAACGTATACGGGACGTGCAGACGACCAAGGAGAGCGTATCATCCATCGTTGCGAAGTTGTCCGGCAATCCGCAGGAATCCGGCTACAGCGCGATCACGCAGATCTACAACGGTCTGCAACTCAAAGTCAATCAAGGTGATGTTGTAACGGCTATCAACGTAGCTCCTGGCGGCGTAAAGATCGATGGCCGACTCCTGCACATCACGGGGAACACGATTATTGATGGCAATGTTATCGCAAATCACATGCTGCAGGCAGGCGCAATAACAGCAGATAAGCTTGCAGTAGACAGCCTGTCTGCGGTATCGGCAAAGATCGGAAAGCTTCGCACGAAGGATACAGGGGCGAGGACGGAGATATCGGATAATCTCATCGAAGTATTCGACGAGGGCGAAAAGACCCGCGTCCGAATTGGGATATTTGAATAGGAGGTATCTGACATGGAAAAACAAGCAGGGGTACAGCTGATCAACGCGCGCGGATCATGCGTGCTTGATACGCGCTGCGGGGTGACCCGCGTCGTTGGGATTGCGAGCCTCGGGGCAAAGAAACGCATGCGCATAGAGATCTCGAATCCTGGTAAAAACCGCATCTGGACACAGCTCGTTTTTCGTGGATCCGGGTATGGGGCTTTCGGAGAGAGCTCCGACTGGGACCCTGACGACCCAAAGCTGACGAAGGTGGAAACATGGGAAGACCTCCAGGGGATTACTGTTACGCTCCCCTTTAAACCCAACGCAGCTTATGATCCGGAGTTCCCCCATGCGTATTACCATGATACTCTTGCGGCGCAGAACCCGCGTGCGATTATCTACGGATTCTACTAAGAGGAGGACGGGCTTATGCGATATGCAGAAATCAGAAATGCCAACGGCTCTCATGTCATTGACGATCAGTATCAAAACTATCGGCTTGATTGGGTGCCGAATGTAAAAGTGCAGCGCTGTTTGACGGGGATGCACGTCGAGAAAAACGAAGCGGGCGAACGAGTGTGCACCTTCCCATATTATGACTACGCAAATGGTAAATCCTATGCGTGGCCGCAAGGCGGAAATTACCCGGACCCGTGGTGCGCGAAAACTACCCCCAATAAAGACAAGGGCCTTTTCTCTGATTCGCCTTCCGTGTATTTCTGTCGCCCACGGGGCCTGTGGTCAACAGGAGAGTTCTACGGATACGCGGGACTTGGTATTCAATCTATGCTTGTGTGGGAAAAGCCCCGACTGAGGGCGCGGTTCTCGATTAGTCCTACGGACACTGTGCCTTATATTTTTGCGCTCGGTGCCGGCATGCCGAATATTGTCTATACCTTTGCAGCTATTTTCGATTATCTGAGCCAAACAACGACAGCGCATTTTGTAAGCTGCTGGCAGCGGAAAGCGTCGTTGTCTCAGTCGCTCGTAGACGGGAAGTCGTTCCGGGGGGACAACGTCGGATATACCGAGTTTGACCGAGCGCAATATGATCCGGATAATACCTCCTGGCCATCGCCCTATCGACCCCGCGCAGGCGAAAACTTTACGGCAGAGAGCTATCTCGAAGAGATGGAGACGGCCCCGATCCTCTATGCCTACGGACTAGCGGATTCCCACATTGGACTTGATAAGGGCGAGTTCGTCATCAAGAATGAGCGCGGGGAGGTTGTCTTTAACAACCGCTATGACTATATGCGCATCCTTGACTATTTCCCTAGCGTAAACGCACTGTCATTTGATGGGTCGGGCATATACAACTCGCCGAAAAGATATCATTACCCCGGCCGCAAGATCGCCGTTGTTGCGCTCTCACAGAACGCCTGCTATGCAGCTGGTGTTGGCCGGGATGAGTGGCTATACAATACGGGCTTTTGGTTTCCCGACCCGAGCACCGTGGAATTTACGACATGCGTGACGCCGTTCGTGCGTGGGGGAAATCCGGACCAATACCCGGGGCTATCACAGGAGTTTGCAAGTCTCGCATCACTCCTCGGCGTTATGATCCTCGATGTTACCGGCTGCACCCCCGGATGGAAGCAGGAGGCTCAGACAGGGAAGCCGTTTTTGGTAGAAGTGGAGTAGGAGGACACAAATGCTGAAAAAGTACATTGTCAACGGAAAAATCACCTATCCGCAGGGAGAAGGCACAATCACGAACTTCACGTTTACGAACGTGGAGACGGGCGAAATGTTTTCCCTTGCCACATCAGATCAAACGGAGGCGGACGAAATCACCTACGGCGATCATGTTGTGATCGAGGTGAGGAAGGATGACCCACCGAAGAAAAAGGAGAAGTAATCTCATACGGCGCACATCAAAGCGGTGTGCGCCTTTTCAGTGCTCGGAAAGGAGACAAAGGAGAGTGGAGATCATGATGAAGGTGCTGGAGAGGCTGCAGGAGGCATGGCTGTTTAAGCTCTGTACGTCTTGCATCCTCACGCTTATATCATACACGCATGTCCGGCTGTTCGCGGCATTTGCGGTGCTCGTTGTCGTCGATCTACTGACTAAGTGGATCGCACTATCACGGCAGCATCTTATTGATAGCTGCGTAGAGAAACCGCGATTTTGGACGTGTTTCTGCAATATCCGCGCAGCACAACGAGCAGGATATATTCGCAGTGAAGAAATGCGGCATCGGTTTGTGACGAAGATGCTCACATACTTCGGTGTTGTTGCCGCAGCATGGATTGTTGACTGGATGTGCATCCATGCAGGCGCACCGACGGTTGCCGTTGTCGTTGTCATTGGATATCTATCGATGACGGAACTCTTGTCAATCCTTGAGAATATGCAGAAGTCGGGCATCGAGGAGGCGGGGGAACTCTATGAACTGATCCGCAAGAAGAGCGGCCTCGGTGCGAAAAAGGAGGTGTAAATGATGGACGTACAAGAACTTGCTCTTGAGATCGCGAAGGGGCTCATTGAAACAGGCGTTGAAGGAGGCTATGGATCGGTGAGCTGCAGCACCGCAGGGGATTATCCATCGATCGGATGCTCTCAGTGGGAGGGAGCACGCGCAAATGAACTACTCGCGCGTATCCCCGACGGCGACTACTATGCGAACCGGTCATACTCGAGTATTCGAAACTACGGAGATGACCTCCGAGGATTGCAGCTGAAACTCGAATCTCCGGAGGGACAGGAGGCACAGCTACAGCAGCTCTCCGAGGACTGCAAGGCGTATGTCCATACGCTCCAGCAGATCGCAACGCTGGATGATTCGCGCTGTCTTATCTATGCGGGCATATGGTGCCCGACGTCTCATTATGTCGTGCGTAACTTCTTGCAGCGCCGAGAGGAGCGCGGATATAATCTGCGTAGTTTGCGGGGGGTGTACGAGCTGTTCCGCGACCAGTATGCCGCGGCGGCAGGGTGCGAGGAGTATGCACTCGGGTATGCCAACCGCGCGGAGCGGACGTATCAGTATGTGGCAAGCGTCGATCTCACAACTCCCTACGGCGTGCCCGTATATGGCGACGGGCCATATGGACGATAGGAGGGACCTCAGATGACACGCAAGCAGATCATCATATCTGTGCTGTGCGTCCTTGTACTTGCCGTTGTGGCTGCCCTTGCATACCGCTATCATGCAGGGACACAGGAGGCACTCAGGCAAGCGCAGGCCATGACCGAGGAGCAGGCACGGGACGCCGAGACGCTTCAAGAGCGACTGCGCATCTCTGAGGGGCAGGCTCAGCAACTCGCCCGTGCCGTCGAGCGCGCGCAAGAGGGAAAGACACAGCCGATAACACATGTGACCGTCACAGCCCCGACGGTGGAGCAGGCAGCGGCACAGGTGCAGGAGCGAATCAATAAGCGCGACACCACGTTGCCGGCTGAGGCGTTGTCCAAAAGCGACCGAACGGTGGTCGCGCCTCAGCCCGACAACAAAGATTATCAGGTCGGCGTGTACAAGATTAACCTTGACAAGCGCCGCAAAATCAAAGCGGGAGTGACGCAAGTCGACAGCCATACCTACTGGACGGCAGGCTTGCAGGTCGGACGATGGGAAGCCCTTGCACATGGGCAGGGCGGCGACGTGAAGGGCGGCTCCGTGATTTATACAATCGCGGAGTGGTAAAGTGAATATAAGTTGAAAGCCTCGAGGGAGAATATCCTTCGAGGTTATTTTTTTACAAAAAGTATATGCAAAATAAAAAAAAGTATTTACAAATATAGAAAAAAGGTGATATACTAAAAGCATAAACAGAAAGGACGTGAAGACCATGTCAAGATATGATATCGAATTTTCGTGCGGACACAGCGCATCAGTAAACCTTATGGGAAAGGTCAGCGGTGCCTATTTAGAGCACCTCGCTGACGATGTGTGCCCTCACTGCAGGGCTGAAAAAGAAGACGCAGAAAACAGTGCGTTTGAGAAATCCTATAGCCTCCCCGCGCTTGATGGATCGGAAAAACAGATCCATTGGGCACGTACGATTAGAAAGAGCTTCTTTGAAAAGATGGAGGAGGAAAAGAGGGCGATCGAGCCCGATCTATACGGACAGGCCATTCAGTTCTTCGGACGGAAGACCGCGGCAAAGTGGTGGATCGATAATAGGGACTGGACACCGAGCGGGCTCATCGACAAGTTCTATGAGGAGGTCGTGTCTGTCCGGATTGATGCTGCGTGTGACGAACCAACTGCAGATGACACGGAAGACCCCTCCGTTGTGTATCCCGAGAATGAGGTCTCAAAAGATATTGCTCATGTCTATGCGCTCGATGGTGACGTAGTCGTGCGTTCGCCAAAGAACGATTCTGTCCGGAATACGGCCAAGGCACACGGATTCCGGTGGGATTCTGAGTATCAAGTGTGGCGGCTCAAGATGAACGTCATGAACGGGAATAAGGATGACCGTATTGCCGAGATTGGAAACGCCCTCCTCAATGAAGGGATCATCGTAAAAATCGAAAATGAAGCCCTGCGGACGCGCGCGATCAACGGTGAGTTCGAACAGCGGACAGAACGCTGGGTTATCACGGACAAAGAAGATAACATTCGTATTTACTGGGAGTACAATCCGAGCCTGTACGCGCGCGTCAAAGCGCTTCCGGGGGCGCGATATGAATACGGCGGAATGACTGTCAAGCCGCGGTATTTTGCAGAAATCAAAGATTTCGCAGAACTGAACGATTTCAAGATTTCGCCCGGTGCAGAAAAAATGCTCTCAAAGGCGGAACAGGCAGACCTAGAGAAGGCGCGGACGACTGTCAAAAAAGCGGAGAAAGCTGCGCCAAAGACGAAAGACGTCAAAGAGATACTGTCATCTAGCAGGGACGTCCTAGACGATCTACGGGACGAGTAAAATGAATTTTAAAACAGCGCTGCTGCCGCACCAAACGGCAGCAGTAAAAAAGCTTGGAAAGCTAAAAATCGGTGCCCTGTACATGGAGCAAGGCACTGGAAAGACAAGGACGACGCTCTCGCTTATCAAGGAGCGAGAGGAAGCGGGGAAGATTGATGCTGTGCTCTGGCTGTGCCCGTGCAGCGTCAAGAAGAATCTCCGCGAAGACATTACCTATCATTGCGGAGAGATCCCCGGTAACTTTGTCATACGGGGGATTGAAAGTCTGTCATCTTCGGGGCGGCTGTATCTTCAGCTTCTCGAGTTGGTAGAAACGCATAAGGTCTACTTAATTGTAGACGAGAGCAACCTCGTCAAAAACCACGGTGCAATACGTACCGCAAGGATCACAAGAATCGGGCGGTTTTGCAATTATAAACTCATCCTTAACGGGACGCCCGTCTCGAAGAACGAGGCGGATATGTTCGCGCAATGGGTGATACTAGACTGGCGAATACTGGGCTATAAATCTTTTTATAGCTTTGCCGCCAATCACCTAGAGTACAAAGAGATAAAAGACCCAAGAACAGGGATCAAACGCAAGACAGATCAGGTCGCGCGTGTTCTGAACGTGGATTACCTTACAGAAAAGATCGCGCCCTATACCTATCAAATAAGAAAAGAGGATTGCCTGCATCTTCCCAAAAAGGAATACCGATCGATGTATTTTATAATGACGCCGGAGCAGGCGGATTTGTATGACGCGATCAAATGGGAATATCTAGAGAGCGTAAACGAGCTGCGGGCAGAGACGATCTATAAGCTATTCACTGCGTTACAGCATGTCGTCTCAGGACGGAGCGTCCTATCGAGACCGCAAGAGCGCATGCGGACAGCACCCTTCTTTTCGGACTGGCACGACAACCCGAGGGTACAAAAATTAAAGGAACTGATAGAGGACATCGGAGCGGAGAAATGTATCGTATTCGCAAAGTATCAATCCGAGATTGATACAATAGAGGAGCTGCTATCTGAAATGAACCTCACGTATGTGAGCTTTACGGGGAAGCTGTCACAGCTGAAACGGCAAGAGAATCGTGCGGCGTTTCAGAACGACGTGCAGTTTTTTGTAGCGAACAAGGTGTGCGGCGCCTACGGATTGAACCTCCAGTTTTGCCGCAACATCATATATTACAGCAACGATTTTGACCTTGCGACGCGCATGCAGTCGGAGGATCGGGTGCACCGTATCGGGCAGACGCAGGAGGTCAGAATTTACGATATATGCTGCGGCGGGACGATCGACGAACTTATCGAGGGGTGCCTATCGCGGAAAGAGAGCCTAGTCGATACCTTCAAACAGGAAATCGATCGATGGAAAGGAGAAATGACGATGCAGTACAAAAACTTCTCAGCAGAAACGGACCCGGATTTCTATCTGCGGTTCGGGGCGTTATTTGCCTCGCGTGCCATCCGGAAGGAGCTCGACGGATACCCGCTCAGTAACGAGCCGGACTGGACGTGGGTCACAGCGTTAGAGGGGAATACTATTACCGGATTTTTGGCCATCGAGCCGAAAGCGCAGGGGCTTCACATTCATGCCGTCTACGTCATGGAGGAACATCGGAAGCAGGGAGTATTTCGAGAGCTGGTGCGCCGTGCCGTTAAATTTGCGGGAAACCGCAGCATTACCGTCACGACACGAGACTGCCTTGTCCCCGTATACGTCTCACACGGATTCAAAGAGACAGGCAAAAAGGGCAAAGCGTGGGTGAATATGAGGAGGGAAGGATGAGGAAAGTATATCAAGACAAGGACGTATACACCGCGGCACAGCGAAGGATAAATTATCTTTTCGACACCTTCGAAAAGATTTGCGTGAGTTTCTCCGGAGGCAAGGATTCAGGCGTTTTGCTGAACATGTGCATCGACATTGCACGGGAGCGAAAGCGCAAAGTCGGCGTCCTATTCATCGACCTCGAGGCGTTCTATTCGATGACAATCGAATATGTCGAGAGGATGTTCCACGAAAATGAAGATGTCCTCGAGCCGTACTGGATATGCCTCCCGATGGAAAGTCCAAACAGTCTATCATACCTTGAGCCAACGTGGATATGGTGGCAGCCGGAGAAGGCCCCGATTTGGGTGCGACCGATGCCAAAAAATAAATGGGTGGTAAATTTAGATAATCAGGACTTCCCATTCTACACGCAGAATATGCCGTTCGAGAAATTCGTCCTCCACTTCGCGGCATGGTACGGACAGGGGAAGAGCACCGCGCAGCTCGTCGGGATTCGGACAGACGAATCGCTGAACCGATGGCGGGCGATCGCGTCGGACAGCGCACAGGTCAACAACTACGAGAACATCACATGGTCTCAGAAGATGGCGGAGAACTGCTATAGCTTTTATCCGATCTACGACTGGGCGGCGGAAGATGACTGGATCTATTACGGCAAATTCAACAAGCCGTATAATCGCCTGTATGACCTGTTCTATCGGGCGGGCGTGCCTATTCACAAAATGCGCGTGGATGAGCCCTTCGGGAACGAGGCGAAAGCCGGGCTGAACCTCTTTCGGGTGATCGAGCCGGACACGTGGGCGCGCGTCGTAAACCGTGTCTCAGGAGCAAACTTCGGCAATATATACGCTGGGAAAAAGATCATGACCGCAGATTACACGCTGCCGAAGGGACATACATGGCGGAGCTTCTGTAAATTCCTACTGACGACACTGCCGAAAGAGACGGCAGACAATTATAGGTGTAAGTTTATCAAGTTCATAAGGTACTGGCAGCATACGGGATGTCCCGTTCCGGCAGATATAATCAATGAGCTGGAAAGCACCTGCCAGGACGCGATCGAGAACCTTCACAAATTCTCGAATCGCGGGAAAGGCGACAAAGAGATGATCCGCGCTCGAAAGGTCCTTGACGAACTGCCGGGCTTGGACAATCGACAAGACCTATGCACATGGAAGCGGATGGCCATGTGCATCATCAAGAACGATTACATTTGTAAGGGGCTGTGCTTCACGATAACGAAAGACCTCACGAAGCGCCAAAAAGAGATTGTCGAGAAGTATAAGAACCTATAGGAGGGAGAGCTATGAAAGAATATAAAAGCCCCGTGTATGGTGTTATTGCCGTGCCGATTGAAAAGATCAGGGCGAACGAATACAACCCGAACAGCGTTGCGCCGCCCGAGATGAAATTGCTGTATGACAGCATCAAGGAAGATGGATATACGATGCCTGTTGTATGCTACTATCATCCAGAGGATGATGTGTACGAGATTGTTGACGGATTTCATCGGTACTCCGTCATGCTGCGGCACAAAGACATCTACGAGAGGGAGGGCGGAAAGCTGCCCGTTTCGGTCATCGACAAACCAATAGGCGACCGAATGGCAAGCACGATCCGGCACAACAGAGCCCGTGGATCGCATGACCTTGATCTTATGAGTAACATCGTCCGGGAACTCGTCGATATGGGCAAAAGCAATGCGTGGATCATGAAGCATCTCGGTATGGATGCAGATGAGGTGATCCGGCTGAAGCAGATCACAGGTCTTGCCGCGATGTTCGCGGACAACGAATTTTCAAGAGCATGGGAGGCGCGATAA